GGATTAGCAGTAATAACTCCTGCAGGTCTTGGTGTATTCCAAGTAGAAAATCCCCATGCACCGGCTCCCCATCCATTACCAATTGTTGTAATATCTGATCCTATATTTATTTGAAATGCTGCACCTGTTGCCGATCCAGAAGTAGTTACTGCTCCTGGTGTTCCAATTGTAGCTACATCTATTGTAAAGTTATTAGAATCTATAATATTTTGAATCTCAAATTCTTGAGCCATATTAGTGTTAGTAATATTTACAACGCTTACTCCAGTAACTCCTGAAAATGTAACAAAGTCTCCAGCGATTGCACCATTAGATGTTGCAAGAACGTTTACAATGGTTGTTGCTGATGTGAATGTAAATACTGCTGGAATAGTTGTAGATAAAGGTGTGATGTCATAAAAGTTGTTATCGTAATAAGTATATAGTTTTCTATCTGTACCGATGATCGCTAATGAGTCTCCTGCTAAATCTGTATAAGTGTGAATATCTCTTGCAGCACCAATTAAATTAGTACCAACGGCAGGTTCCCAACCACCTATCTTTTCAGGAACGCCGTACCTAAAACGCACGTTATCACAATCAACCCAACCACCTTCTGCTCCGTATTGAGTATTTTGTTTATCTATTCCTGGTCTAAATTGTAGTTTATTAATTGGCATAAAACCCCTAGTAAACGGGTTTTATATCACTTTTTAAACCAAGCGGGAAGTCCTAAATGAGGTCTACGATCGTATATATTTTCTTTAGATCCTTTAGTTTCAACATTATTGTAATGTAAGAATACTTGACCACAGTCATCAAAAGATAATTTATCTCTCCAATGCTCTAATTCATTTCCACGATACACTAACATATCACCAGGTTGTAACATTACTTTAACACCTTTAGATTTTGATGCTTTGTAATTACCTGTCTTTTCATCAACACCACCTAATGATGCATCTGGTTCTAAATATATTGGCCAACAACCACCACCTAAATGCATAGTTGTAGAAATTTCGCATGAAAATCTATCTTTATGTTTATGTAAGACATCTCCTTTTTTATAAATCCTAGCATAAGAATAATTGGGGTTTAATTTAAGAGATGTCTCTTTTTCCATTACTGGAAGTAATTTGACAAGTAATGTTTCCATTACAATGTCAGAATAATGTGAATAGGTATCTGGAACTTGTTGATCATTCCATACACCAAAGTATTCAGTAAATTGTGAAATATATTTATTATCAAACATCGTGCGCGCGACCTGCTTCTTCATCATGAAATAATCATAACAAAACTTTGCAAGATCTTCTGATATTGCTTCTTTAATAATTACATACTTATCTTTTTTAAAACTCATTTTTTCTCCTTTATTTAAATGGATATCCAAGATTCCATATAACTAATGAATATCTTGTTCCTTTTGTAACTGGTTTAACTCTATGCCACACATGTGATGGAAACACAACTATACTTCCACGTTGTGATATTTCAGCACATTTTCTAACTGTAGGTTTATCAGGATCCATGTTTCTAAAATCAAATTCTAATTCTCCACCTTCATAATCTTTAGGATCTGATAGTGAACATGTTACTGATAATTTTCTAATTTTTCCATGTGTATCTTTATTACTTTGATCAGCATATGGAGCATCCCAAGAATCACAATGCCAATCATAAAACTGATTTAGTTTGTATTTTGTAAATTGACATGATTCTGAAAAATCCCAATCAAAATTCCATCCGGCTAATTTATTTGCTTGATGAATATAAGGTTGTATTTCCTTGTAAATCCATTTATCATTTAACCATACAATATTAGAATCTCTTTTCTTTTTTAAATCTTTTAAATCTTCATCTGATAGTTGTTTACCTTTTTTAATTTTTTCAGTTTGACCACCTGTAATTGCTAATTGCTCTTGTTGAGCAATTCCATATTTAACTAAGTCATCACAAAACCTAGGTGTTAGTGCATTTTGAAAATAGTAATAGTAGTTCTGTAGTTGCATTCTACTTAATTTATATTAAATTTTTAGATAAAAGTAAAGGCTAGATTCCTGTAGCTACCCATGAAAAAGAAGATGGAATCCACTTAAATTCATTAAGTTCATTATCCTTACCTATCCATCTTTGTCCAGCTTCATCCCAAGAAATAAAGTATTTAATGTTATCTCCATAAGTTGTAACTGTTGGATATGCAACTGGAGCTTGCCAGTCGTCATTAGCGTCTAGCGACCAAGATGCGAATGGTTGAGGTGAAATGAATTTATTTTTTGTGGAATCAAACGTGTAACCAATTCCAGCGTATTGTTTTCTGAAATTATTATTATAAGAAGTTTGAACCCATTTTACTCCTTTTTCAGAAAAAGGACATACTTTTTTAAAATGTTCCGCAGCCTGTTCAGATTGTTCTCCACCATTGTTTGCAATATCTTGATTACAAGCAACCACTACTCTTAAAACTTTATTATTTAAATTTAATTCTGCAAAATGTGCCATATTATGATTCAGATATTGTTAAATTTCCACTTACTGTAAATGTTGCAATTTTATCTCCATTTGGTGCAGTGCTTGTTGAATTTGTTCCAGGAGATACAGAGAAAGATACAAGGGAAGGTGCTCTTACAATAACAATACCAGATCCACCTGCTCCTCCAGCTCTAATTTCATCAGATCCTCCACCTCCGCCACTACCTGTGTTAGTACTTCCAGCTCCTCCAGCTGTTTGTTGTCCACCATTTCCACCACCACCAGGTCCACCACTTCCTCCAGAGCCACCTTGAGCTCCTGCTCCTGCTCCACCTCCAGCTCTTGTTGTTGGTGATCCATTAATTGAGTTATCTGAACCATTACCACCTGGTCCTCCATTAGGACCTGGATTAGGTGATCCTGCGGTACTTGCTCCTCCACCTCCGCCTCCTCCATAACCTCTAGGAAATGAATGTTGTCCTCCATCGTTTCCTTGTGGTGGGCTAACTGGTGGAGTATTTCCTGTTCCTCCAGGTACATCAGTTCCTCCATCAAAAGTACATCCTCCTCCTGAACCTCCTGGTGTTCCTGGAGAGGCTGCTCCACCTCCACCTGCTGAAGTTATTGATCCAAAAATAGATGGAATTCCTTGACCTCCATTGTTAGGACTTGGAGAACCTCCTGCTCCTCCGCCACCAACTGTTATTGGATAAGTATCTAATGAAAGTTGTAATTTTGTACCTCCTGGAAATGAAGTTCTATAACCCCCTGCTCCACCTCCTCCTCCACCACCGTTTCCAGCGGCTCCACCTCCTCCACCGGCAACTACTAAATAATCAATTCCAAATGTTTTTTTACCAGCTGTTAGACCAAATGCTTTTCCTGATCCAGCTCCGCGTGTAGTTAATAAAGGCATTCTTTCTTCTCCTTAAGCTTTAAATTGCGTTTGCGATGCTAATACTGTGTATGTTGATGCTGCTGTTTTTAATGCTGTGTATGTGTACACATCTGTAGATGAAGCATTTCCACCTGTTGGAGCTGCTCCACCTTGCCAAATTGCTGTAACAGTTGTTCCATCAACTTGAATCACGTTATTATAAAATGTTGTATTGTCTTGTTTAGTAAGTAAAGCAACAGTAACTGATTCACCCGTATTTAATGCTGCGTTTAATGCAGTTGAAGCATTTCCTCTTAAATTAACTGTAAAGTTAGAACCTAAGTTAACGTTTTGAAAATATACAGCTTGTGTTAATACATCGTAAGTAAATGTAGTTATATATGTAGTTGATACTGTAGCATTTTCAAATACACCAAATATTTTTGATTCACCATTTAATGTAATTCTTCCAAGATCACCTTTTGGTGTTAATGTTAATCCAACGTTTGTATCTCCACCTGTTGCAGAAATTACTGGGCTTGATCCAGCTGCAGCGTTAGCTATTGTAATTTCGTTTGTAGCGGATGCAGTTGTTGAAAATTTAATTTGTTCATTAGCATTCTCATCTATAATTCCATATGTATTTCCAACTATAATATTTTTTGAGTTTGTACTTAAGTTTGCTGCAAGTGTTGGATTAAAATCATTAGATAATTTTCCAATGTTAGAATCTACTACATCTGTTCCATTTAAATATAAAATTTTTGT